GTCGCCTGCGTGGTCACCGTCGTGTTGAGAGCAGAGATGAGCTTATCTTGCACAGTGGATATACCTTGGCGTCCGTTTGCCCAGATGCCGACGAGCGAGATGATCGTCGCAACGAAGATCGCTGCGAGGAACGGGCCGAAACCGTCGAGAGCTCCCACGGCTAGACATCCACCCATGCGCCCGACCGGCGAACAGCGACTTGGCTAGCGGGAACCCAGATGCCTGACCTTCTGACATTCGCAGGTGCGCTCACCCACGCGCCTGAGCGACGCACCTTGACATCGCCTCCGGGAACGAATGTGGCGAAGAAGCGCGGCGTGTAGCTAGCGTATGAGGCACCTGTCATATCGGTGATAGTCGCGCCGCCAGACTTGACACGCATCGAGCCGCCGCTGACGCCGCCTAGCGTGCCCTGGCCAGCGAACCCGCTGCCCCACAGCCCGATGAGAATCTGCTGGCCGTTCGTGAGCGGGATGCTAACGGAGCGGGTGCGATCATACGGAGCGACCGGGCCAGAGTCGTTCGGGTACCAGACAGGTGACTGGTAGATGATGGCGCCGGTAACACCATCCCAGATCACGAACTTGCAGCTGCAGGGTCCGGAGAACATGCTGAGCGTCAGAGCCGTGATCGTCCCTGCTGAAGGGGCCGTCGCTGCGATGGCCCACTGAGTCTGGTAACCAGTCGCGCTGTAGTTGAAGTTATTAGCGTTCGGCCAGCCACCGATGTAGATCATCCGTCAATCCAGATGTCACCCTCGGCCGCCGAGCCACCCGGGTCTGTGGTGCCTTCCCAGATCTTCGTGCCCGCAGCGCCGCCGCCGGCCGTGTGCGGACTGTACCCGCTGTGCGTGTGATCGCCGCGCGCCGGAGCAGCGCCCGAGGTACCGGCAGCGCCTGTGCCAACGGCCGGAGGTACAGACACGTAGGTGAGCAGCTTGTGCCCGTGCGAAGCTCGCGCGAACGTCGCAGCGCCGCCCGCAGCACCCGCAGTGTCGACAGAGATGTCAGCGTCTGGCCCTGAAGCGGGAGCGGGGTGATGGTCAGTCGCGGTGAGGCCCGTAAGAACCTGGTGCGACACGACGCCGCCGACGCCAGACGCGAGGTGCGTGTGGTCAGCGGGCGCGAAAGCCGTCGGCTTGCCAGTGATGCTCGTGTAAGCAATGAGCCCGCCGTCCCCGCTCGCCGTGTGTCCGTGGTCTGTCGGAGCAAACTGCGTCGGAACGCTCGCGAGGTCAGTGTAGCGAACTAGCCGAGAGTCGGCGCCTGTGTGTCGGTGCCCTGAAGCGGTGTTCAGCGTGGCTGCGACGTCAGGCCCCTGCGCGAACGTTCGCACGTCAGTGATGTTCACCGTCACGATGGAAGTAGCACCGGCTGCGACAGCGACTTGTGCCAGCGCGATCTCCCAGACGCCCGCCGCGTTCTGCGTAAGAGCGGGAGCAGAAGGCGAGACTGCCGGAGTGCCCGTCAGAACGGCCAAGAGGCACGTTCTACCGGTCAGGTCGCGCCTCGCCACCACGACATCGATGCGCGGGTTTGAGGGATTCGCAGCGGAGATGGTAAGCGTGTCCATCGCGGAGTACACTTCGAGGTAGTACCCCTGTATGATGACCTGCCCGAGGCTCACCTTCACGTTCATCGCAGCAGGCGTGTTCTGGATGACCTGCATCGCGGTGCCACCGCCGGAGCCGAACACGACTCCGTCGTTATTGACCGCAGCGACTACCTGCGCCCACGAAGCGGACGAGTAGACACGGTCCCCGCCAGAGCTGTCGAAGAACTGAGAGCGTTGTGTCATGCTGCTATCCTATCACTGCGCGAATCTGATGACTGTCATCGCGGTGTTTGTCGCGGTGACTGTGAACGGGTTAGTACCGTCTTTTGCTTGGAGCTTGAGAGTATGAGACGCGGCCGTCAGAGGAACAATCCAGATGAATACGGCGGCCGGTGGCTGCCAGATCGCGTTCACGTTGTACTGAGCCACACCCGCCACGACCGCCCCGTCAACGTTCAGAGCGCCGTAGAACGTTCCGGACGTGGCTGTCGACGCAGCACTGAACACGCCGATGACCAGCGCATACTCAGCAACTGCGGAGACAACAGCGCCAGTCGTGCAACCCGCCACGTCTTGGTAGGCTGTGCTAGTCGTCAGCGGAGACGAGCACACAAACTGCGCGGGTGCCTTGCCAAGCTTCACGCCGGCACCAGTGATGACGCCCGTCGCAGTCACGCTCACGGGCGCGAGCGCAGTGTTATCTCCGACCGCCGAGTGATCGTGTGACTGACCGTGACCGTGGTGACGATGGTCGCCTCTCGCCGGCGCCGCTCCAGACGTGCCAGCTGAAGCTACAGTCGCGTCCGTATCTGGCGGCGTGCTCGCGTATGTGTTGAGACGATGACCGTGAGCAGCGCGGGCAACAGCACCAGTAGCAGCCACAGACGCCGCAGTGTCAACCGTGATGTTCGCGCCAGACGGCGCGTCTGTCGTGACGAGATCGTGCCCGTGCGCTGCCGGCGCGAATGTATCCGCCACGCCTGAAGCTCCCGCCGAGTCAATCGCGATGTTCGCGCCTGCGCCTGCTGCAGCACTCGCGATAGCGGTCACGTTCCCGAGACCTGCGGTGTTATTCGCGAGGAGAGTATGCGCAGCGATCTGCGCGAGGTCTGCGAGAGGCAGCGAGTTCGCAGGAATGCTCGAGACAGACACGATGTCAGTCTTCGAGCTGGAGAACGAGTTGAGCTGGCCTGGGTCGCCGGGGAACGGGCGTCCGAGTGTCACCTCGATGACAGGTACCTTCCCGCCAGCATACGTCACCTTCACGATGATGATGCGCGCAGTGTACGAGATGTCACGCTCGAGGTTGCGCACCGTGACGATGTCGCCCATGTCGTAGTCGCGCTCGTACTGGAAGCTGCCGAGCTGACGCGCGGTAGCGTCGAGAGACTGCTGGAGCCCGTTAGCTGCGAGGAAGGCGTCGCCGTCGCTCGAGAGCGTAGAAGTCGCGCCGTACGCTACACCCGTGTCGCTCAAGAAGCTCTCGCGACGAGCCCACCCAGTCGGCGGCGAACCAGGACGCTCTACGAGGTCCATGGCCGTGCCAGTTCCCTGGCCGCCTACAAGCACGTCTGTCTTCATTCCGACGAGCGTCTGAAGCTGGTGCCACTGCGCGAGCGAGTCGAGCGCGAAGTCGAGGTAGACAGTCGAGCTTCGATCTGTCCCCACGATCACGTCGAACACGAACTGGTTGTGCACAGGGTCGAAGACAATCTCCCAGCCGATGCCAGCGTTCTGGCCGATCTGCTGAAGCACGTCTAGCACGTACTGGTATCGCGCGTCGCACCTGAACGTAGCGCCGCGACCAGCATCAGCAGCAATGGTGAGGTTCGGAATCTGCCGCGCAGCAGCGGCGGTCGCGCCGGCATTCGCTGAGACGTAGTGCTTCATCATCGTCTCAGCCGGGCTGTTCTGAGTGTCGTAGGCCTGCCCAGACGCTGGATACGCGAGACGCTCAGCGATGGCCATGCCGTCGATGCCGCGGCCAGTGTACGTGAGAAGGTCTACGCTCGAGCCGTCCTCTGTCTCCTCTTTCGTCTCGACGAGGTAGATGAGGTTGTGCGTCCCGTCAGGTGCGTAGATGAGCGATGTTCCAGGCGTGATGAGCAACGCGTAGTTCGCGCGGCGACCGATTGTCAGCGTGAACGTCGCTGTGCCGTAGAGACTGCGAGTGACTACGAAAGTCGAGTCACTCTCGTCTATCTCCGCGACAGCCGCGAGCGAGTCACGGTCAAGGAGCCAGAGCTTCATCAGATGCCCGAGTACCGACGCCGATAGGTGGCAACCACTGAGCCTGACGGGTTGAGAGACGCGGTGAAGCCGACGTTCTGCAAGCCAGGCCTGAGCTGCCAGAACGTAGTCGTCGCGAGGTTCACCCACGACATCGCAGACGTGCCGACGCCGAGGTGGTAGAGCGTGACGCTCTTGCTCCCGAACGTAGTGTCAATCACGATGTAGTCGCCGGCCGCGAGCGCGCCTACTAGAGCGATGACCTCGCCAGTGGTGTTATTCGTGAAGTTCGGGTTAGTGCACCCGCCGTTGATCGTGACAAGCATCGGCGCATCCACGTCGCCAGAGTTGATGACGTCCTGCGAGATGTTGTTGGTCGCCATGGTGAGAGGGAACTGCACGTTGGCCCCGTTGCCGAACTGGAAGCCGCCCGCCGCGCTGAAGTTGAGATACGTGTCATACGTGTCAGTCCAGAACGGGTACGGCGCGTAGAACTCGATGTCAAACGCGCACATGCCCATCGTCCCAGCGGGGCGCGGCATGGCGATGTTCACAGGCACGCACTGAAGCTGCAGCGTCGGCTGCCCGTTACGCGTGAGCTGCAAGTACCCAAGCTGAAGCGTAGCGCCAGACCGCACTGGCTGCTCTGCGAGCACGTTGATAATCTGACGCCGAAGTATCCACAGAGCGTCGTTTGTCGTGGCTTGAAGAATACCAGAGACCGTGATCGTGCGCGAAGGCACGAGAAGGTCGAGCGCTGTCTCGCCCGACTGGCCAGGAGACTTCAGCGTCATGGGCTTGATCGCGAGGCCTTCCATCCCAGCGACTTCTGTGAGACGCGCTGAAGCGCCAGGTCCAGTGAGAAAGCTCACCTGGAGGCCGCTAGGGGAGAAGTAGTCGAGCCTGCTCATATCAGCGACCGTGCAGCGCTGCAGCGAGGTTCGCGCGACGAAGACCGCGAGTCACTTGACGCTCTACCTCGTCTCCAGAGACACCGTTGATAGTGCCGATAGTAACACTCGCACCGCCACCCATCGCGCGGCTCTGGCCGTTAGAGAGCACCTTGGAGCCCTGAGGCAGGAGCACCGTCTCTGCACCCTGCTCGCCTACGCGCGCGAGGCCGCCAGCGAACCACGGCGTGCCGCCGGCGAGGTACGGAATCGTCGGAATGTTGATGCCAAAGCCGCCGAAGTCAACAGTGCCGCCGAGCGGGTTTGGGATGCTAAACTTCGGGACCTGGATAGTGTCGAGCGCGTTGATCAAGTCGTTGATCAGACCGATGATGAGATTGATCGCGCCCTTGATCGTGCCAGTGATACCATCCCAGATCGCGCCGATGCCAGACGAGATGCCATTCCAGATCGCATTCCACGCGCCCGTTATCCCCGCTCCGTCGAGGAGCGTCAGGATGGAGTCGAACGCGGCCTTGATGACTGAGGAGATCTCATTCCAAATGCCGCTGAATATCTCCAAGATACCATTCCAGACACCGCCCCAGTCACCCTTGAAGAGGGCGGAGAACGTGTCAAAGATTCCCTGAATGATCTGCAGCACATTCTGGAAGAGGTCTTGAATCGACCCCAGCACGGAGCGGATGATGTCGAGGATGTTATCGCCGTACTCGTGCCAGAAGTCAGTGAACTGCTCGATGAAGAACTGAACCACTTGCATGATAATCGAGAACGCATTGTCAAAGATGTCAACGAGGTCGTTGATGACAGCTTCGATAGGTGGCACGGCGTTCTTCACGAACCAGTCGAAAGCAGTCTCCAAGTCAGGGAAGACTGTGTTGACGATGAACTCGAGAATGTCGCGAAGCGCAGGCACCACGTTCTGCGAGAACCAGTCGAAGGCATCGTCTATCCTCGGCATCACGTTCTTCACGAACCAGTCGAAGGCCGCCTGAAGGTCAGGAATGACGTTGCTTGATATGTAGTCCATCGCCTCTCCGAAGAGCTTCGTCACCTCGGTGATGATAGGCTGGAGCACACCCATCTGGTTCAGCACGTAGAGAACGCCGACGATAGCGGCGCCGATTGCCACGAGAGGCGCGAGCGCGATGACCGTCGCGGCAGCCCACGCCACCATCGGAGGAACGACTACGAGGAGAATGATGCCGCCTAGAGCGGCGAGGAAGAGCTTCAAGTTGTCGCCCTGCGAGAGCAAGTTGCCGATGTATGTCGCGAGCGTCGTGAAGCCGTCGATGAGAGGCTGAATCACGGCTACGACAGTCGGAATCTCGCTGCTGATAGCATCCATTATCTCCTTGATAGCGGCCTCGATAGCGGGCCCGTTCTTCTCGAACCAACCGCTGAGTCGCGTGAACGCGGGGATGAGCACGTCCATGAGCTTCGACGCGATGGTGACAAACGCGCCGCCGACGACTTCCTTGATCTGGTCCATGACGGCGCCGAGGCGAGCCTCTTTCACGGCCATCGTGTCGCTCATGTCTGCAGCGGCCTGCGTGTACTGCGCAGTCTGCTGCATGATGAGCGCGTGCGTCGCGGCAGCCTTGTCAGCCAGCGTCATCTTCTCGCCGACGTGAATGAGTCCGAGCTTCAGCGCTTCTGCCTGAATCGCCGAGTTGTCGATTGCGACGCCGTACTGCTTCAATCCTTTCGTCGCGCCCTGCTCGCCTCGCTGGAGAGCAGAGAAGACATCATCGAAGCTCGAACCAGTCGCCTCAGAGATCTCTCGAGCGCGCGTAGCGAGGTCTTCAGCGTGAGCCGCGGCGTCGTCAGTGGACATGCCAACGTTCTTCGCCCAGACCCCGTACTTCGCCATCATGTTCTCGAGGTCTTCGTTGTTCACGCCCATCGCGACTGAGTTCGTGTTAGCCCAGTCTTCGACTGCTGTCGCCGTGGTCTTGAACGCGATCTTGACAAGCTCCTGAGCCTGCTCGAGAGCTTCAGCATTCTTCATCGAAGACTCGCAGAACTTCAGCACGTCTCCGGCGATCTGCGTCATATACATGCCGACAGCCATGCCGACACCCTGGAAGATCGAGCTCAGCTTTCCGCCAGAACTCGTCGCTTCCTTCTCAGCCGTCGAGAGGGTGCCAGAGAACTTCGACTTGTCAACGGTGAGCGTCGCGTAGAGCTCACCAACTTGCAGACTCATAAGAGCATTCTACGCGACAGGCACCGGAGGTCCGAACAGCGTGCGGAACGTCGAGTCGATGAGCTTCGGGTCTTCGACGTAGTTGACCTCTTCGCGGCGGTCACCGAACTGAATGCGACTGTTCACCGCAGTGACAGTCGCTGACTGAGGCGACAGACCACGAAGCAGCACGATGAAGCGTCGCCACGTCATGCCGCGAAGAGCGGCAACGAGGTCTAGGTTGTACTCGCGAAGGAAGTCAGACTCGATGAAGACCCAGTCGCCGACGATAGAGAAATCGTCTACGCCTGGGCTTTCGGGTTTGGGTCGGAGCTCATCTTGTCTGTGTACACGCGCAGCACTTGCTCGAGAAGCGGACCGAGCTCATCGAGCGTCACCTGCCCGTCACGAAGCACCTTGCGGAATGGCTCCTCGCCGCCGAAGAGAGCCTCGCCGATGTGAATCAGCTCGCTCGGCGAAGTGGTCTTGTCCTCGTTGATGCGAAGCACGTCAAGCGCAATGTCAGCTGGCAGAGCCGGCGCGATGTCGTAGAGCACGCCGCCTATCTTCACCGTGACAGGCTCGTTGTGCTGCTCAGCGCGGAATGCGTCGAAGTCGACTGTCTTACTCACGTGTTCACTCAGGCCTTTCGTCTGTCGGGTTATAGACTTCTGCGCGGTAGTGACCCATGAAGATAGGTCGCCCGTTCTCATCAGTGCCGAGACTCACAGCGCTGGCCTGCGTCGACAAGATGAAGACGACATACAGACCGCCTGGCAGAGTCAAGTTGCGCTTGCCGTGAAGCGCGCTGTAGATGCGCGACCAAGTGTCACGACACCACACGTAGTCATCAGCCATGCCGCGAACGAGCACCTGAAACTCGGCCGGGTCATACGGGAGCTTCGAGTCTGGCTCGGGGCCAGACATCGAGAACGTCGCTACAGCGCGGTCCGGCGAAGACGGGAGATGGTCAACGTACACGTTGCCCTCGTTGGTAGTCTCGCTGTACGCGAGTCCGTCCACGACCGCAGCGAGATACTGCGCGACAGCGTCAACGAGGCCGATCATACGTTCACTCCCGCTACGCTGGGATGAAACGGCGTGACCTTGTGAAAGTGCATCTTGGCTGCGTCTGCGAAAGCGACTGCCACGTCAGGCCTGCCTTTCATGCACGCTGTGTAGAGCCAGCGATTGGAACGCCCGTTCAGGAGGTGGAGGCGACGGTCCTCGTGAAGCTTCTTCGCATACGGCGTGTCGTAGTAGACAGTGCCTGCGTCCTGCACTGCATCGTAGCTCGTCTTCCCTGAGCTCATGAGCAAGCCAGGGTGCGTGTCGTACGGGTCGCCCTCGCCCCAAGGCACGTGCGCGTCAGCGAGCGCGAGGATAATCTCAGCAGCCTTCTCGATGCCATCCTTCGTGCTCGCATTGGCAGCGTCAATAGCAACCTGGTGGTCCCAAACTACGCGAACTCGCGATGTCATGAACCACTCCCGCTCCCCGGTCCGGGGTGTCGCTGCGCGTTCGGCCACCTGTCAAGCATGAGCTCCCACTGAGTCGGGTGAAAGCGTCGCGGCATCGGGTAGACTTGAACCACTCGGTACTGCGTGCCGTGCGAAGTGATGCGCGACTCCGCCGACACCGGCCCGTCCTCAGGTCGAATGATTGCCATGACTGTCACCGAGATAGTGTAGCCGTGCGAGTCAGACACGAACTTCTGCGTGGTCTGAAACGAAGCTCGCACGTCGCGCGGATCGCCGTATATCGCGCCGTGCGCACCAGCACCAGCGTAGTCTTCGATGGTGATGGTGTCGCGGAGAAGCTCGCGAGGAACTCTCATCAGCATATCACCGAGATGATCTGAATATCTCGCGGTCAATTGTTCGCGGTGCAGCAGCTA